AGTAATTACTTGTTTCCAAGTAGTACCATCAGAAAAAGCATAAGTAGCATTTCCTGTGTAACCATTCGCAACATAAACCATCAATGCTTCATTATTTACTGCGCTTAAAGTTTCGCCGGCTCTTGAGCCAGTAGCGATTGTAAGTGTAGATGTATTTGAAACAGTCCAAGCAACAGTTCCACCTTGTTGTGTGTCATCTGTGCCTGTGTGTGGGTTAACGTTTGCTCCACCAATAAACCCGTTAAGGGCTACTACTGGACCTTTAAATGTAGTGTTTGCCATGATTGTTCTCCTAGTTAATTCTACATAGTCTCTAGGCCGTCGACTATACTGCGTCCATGCAGAATATTAATTTACGTATAGTGCAAATATTATATGTTATTTTTGAGTAGAGTGCAAGAGATCCTACAGTGTGGAGTGTGTTTTTCCAACGATGTAGCTTTTTACTTAAGTAGCTACTGAAACTTCTGGAGCAGAACTTTCAATAGTGTTCTGTACGTGGGCTATTCTAGCTTCTTCAAGCTTTATATCAGTGATGATTTGTTTAATTTTGTCATCTATTCTGACCATGTCAAGAGTATATCTATTGTTGTCAATATGCTCTTGTTCCCACTTCAACTCCAAGGACCTTTTTGCTTTGTATAGGTCTTGTATCATTAATAACCTCTTCATAAGTTATTCTATTTATTCCCGAATGATAGCTATCTCCGAGATATTCCCATTTTATATCTTTTTTTCCAAGTTTGTCAAGTATAGCATTTTCAACATTTATTGTTGAATCTTCTGTATGTTCTATAACAAATTTAGAGTGATGATTGTAAGCCCAGATATTGATGAGAGTTTTTTTCATAGTTTTGTCTTTCTATTTATACAATGGGGCCATTTTAAGGCGGCCCCATTATTTTTAATTATTATGCTCCTGGAGAACCGTAGATTCCTCTATAGTCAGATACACCAAATTGGTATCTTTCTCTAGCTTTGAATCTTAAGTTACCAGTATCGAAGTCACCTTCCATAGCTGTTTTGATCGGAGTTCTAACGAAATGTTTCATTCCATTAGGAGCGTCAGTAATGATAAAGAACGCATTCGGATCAGTTAAGAAATTGTTCACTCTGTAACCTTGAGGAACCATTCCCATAGAAACGATTGCATTAACATCATTGTCCGCTGTACCCGTTCTAAGTTGAGATTTCATTAATCTCTCAGCTGTGAACTGAAGCGCTGAAGGAATAATCATTTTTACTCCTTTAGCTGCGATTTTTAAACCTCTTTCATCAGTAAACGCTGCAATGTCTATAAGAGATTGCTCTAATGAAGTTTCGTTTAAGTCAGCAGCTGTCGCTAGTGTATTTGATACAGTACCCGCAATTGTTGGGTGGTTTGTAGCAAAAAGAGCTGAACCATCACCTGAAGTGAAAGTACCGAATCCATTAACTAATGGATTAACCGCTTTTACTTGCTTAGTGTTGGCCATAGATCTAGCTAACGCTTTTGTATATCTGCTTGACAGTCTGTCATACAGGTTATCTTCTACCGCTTCCTCAGTAATCGAAAAGGCTAGAGCCACTGTTTCCATAGTGTATCTTGCAGTGTAAGTCTCTTGAGCATTGTCAAAAGTTACACCTGAACCTTCAGGTTTTACTTGAGCATTCGCGAAACCAGATAACATAACTTCTTCTTCAAAAGCTCTGTCTGATGTTTCTGTTGCATATATCTCTGCATGTTGGTTTTCGTAACGTTTGTATTCCAAGCCGAATAGTGCATTCAAACCTGGCTCTAGTTCTTTAACTAGTTGTCCTCTTGATATCGCCATAATTTATCTCCTATTCTAATTAGATACCGTTAGCAGAATTTAGAGCATGCTCATTAATATTAACAACAACATTAACATTAGCCGAAGCTGTGTCATTGTTATCAATATCTTTTGAGATACCTAAAATTCTTAATTGAGCTGAAGCACCAGAAGTCATAGTTCCTGATATTTCAGTTTTTGATACGTAGTTTGCTGAATCTCCAGCTGCATACGAAATGTCTGCAACTAAGAAAACATTTGCACCAGTAACAGATCCTGCAGATTGTATTTCAAATCTTTCGTAAGGATCATCTGATACAAATCCAACTACATCACTAGCAGTATTGCCAGCTAAGTAGTGGTTTGACCACGTAGGTTTTTGTGTATTTACATCAGTATAGAAAACACCGTTAAGCGAACCTAACAATAAATCACCTGCTGCCGCTACATTTAAACCACCATCAGCCGCTGGTGTTACAGCGTCCTGGAAGTAAATAGTAGAAGTAGTAGTATTAATTGCATACTCACTTAAACCTTGGTTATCACTATTCTGACCAACTTTTCCAATTGCTCTCAATCCGAAAGCACTGTCTTTATTTGCCATAGTTTTTTCTCCAATATGTGACGAAAATTCGTCACGGTTAATTTAAATCAGTGATCTAGAAATTGTTAGAAAACTATTTCTTCGTACCACCAAAAGTTACACGAGTCTGTCTATCAATGTTGATAGGCATACTTGGATGCTCATCCTTCATGAGATCGTGATCAAATGCTTCTTCATTTTCTCGCGCCTGTTTAGCGTAATAATCAGCGTATTGCTGAGCAATCTCTTTAGGTACTCTAGCGAGCACTAGGCCACCTTGACCGATCACTCCCTTGTACTTACCGTCTTCCACAACAGCGTATTCTGTACCTTCATATTCGTCTGCTCTAACAAGTTCATAACCAGATCTTAATCTACCTTGAACATTTTTAGAATCGTCGAATCCTAAAGATTCAGCTCTAAGCCACCTGTGAATAAAACCCGCCGGTGCAGGGGGTGCATCTAATAAAGATGGTGGAGACCAGACTTTAGGTCTTGTTGTATTTTCTCTAGTCTGACTCGCACGTGAAGTTTTGTTATTTTCGTTTTCCATATGCTTATACTCCTTCCGTGATTTTTAATTGTTCCGCATAGTCTTTAAGTGGCACACCCAATTTTCTAGCAATTGCTACCTGTGAAGGTGTGAGTTTCACAATTTTGCGACTTGACGGCCTACTTGTCCGCGTTGCCGAAGCAACAGTTTGGGTAGGCATTTTTGTAGTCGTATCTGTATTACTACCAAACTTGTGGGGAAATTCAAGTCTTATTCTTCTATCTATTTCAGAATAATACTCTTCCGGTTCAGAATTAGGGTCATAACCCTCTGTTTCTGTCAGTTGTCGGTGTATTACTTTAGCACCCTCAGTCATAATAGGATCTTTATTAAACCAATCGTTGTTTCTAGCCCAATCTCTTGCTCTAGCATCAACTTGTCTTGGTTGTTCTATTTCTTGTTGAGGTTGATAAACTGGTTGTTGTGTTGTTTTTAACTCAGCTTGTCTTGATTTTAAATCAGCAAGTCTTGCTTCTTCATAACCAAGTCTTGAAATTTCTGCACTTGCAGCAACTTCAGCTTTTAGATCACCTTCTTCTCTAGCTTTTGCTAATTTAGCAACAGACGCTTCTAAACCAGATTTGATTCTGTTTTCTTTTTCAGATACAAATCCCGAGTCTAGTTTTGTAAGTCTAGAGTTTAAGTTTTCTTTTTCAGCTAAAACACTTTTAGCGTATATAGTTGCGGCTTCTTCTCTTCGTTCCGCTTCACGCATTTTTTTAGTTAATGTAGCTATTCTTTTTTTTACTCCTTCTGAGTAATCTTTTAATTCTTTATCTTTCTTTTCTGTATCGTTAGCTTGAACATCAACTGACTCATTAGATTTCTCAGTTGTGTCATTGGCGCTAGTATTGTTTTCAACATTTGTTGTCTCCTCTACTGTAGTTTCTTCTACTACAGTTTCTGGTTGTGTATCGGATAAATCTACTTCGACCTCTGGTCCTGAAGTATCTATATCAACTGTTTGGTCTACGTCTGGCATAGTTTTCTCCTATGTTAATATTGATGAAGTATATCTTCGGGATTATCGATGGTTGCTAAAACTTCATCGTCATTTAGCATTCTAACTTCCCCACCATCTATCTGAATTCTAGATCCAGCATATTTTGCAAAAATTACCCAATCGCCTTTTTTACACCAAGGTCCTTCAGGAAATTTATCTTTGTCGTAACAATGTGGACCCATAGCAAGAACTAAACCGCAAGTAGATCCTACTTGTTGTCTCTCTAACGTGTCTTGTCCTAGGAATAATCCACCTTTAGTTTTTTCTGGCAATTTAAATGGCAGAACAACTAATCTCCAACCGGTTGGTTTAGGTAATTTATTAGATTCTTTTGTTTTTAAACGTTCGTAACCTTGGTCTGCTTTTTCAGCTTGAGTTTTGTTTAACTCTTCATATTTTTCTTCCAAAGCATTTTTATGTTTTGGTACTTCTGTCCCCGATGTCGACAATTTTTCTGTCTGTGTCATTTTTCGCTCCTTTGTTTAGCAGGATGGATATTTCCTGAGATATTTTTGCATAGGCGTGAGCCTGTCCTAATAGATACTTGTATTTATCCATATTGTCAACCCCACCTTGAACCATGGTGTCACCAATACTTTGATAACTTTCTTTTAAGTGTTTTTGAATCTTAGTTATTAGATTTAATTCGTCCATTGTAACCTTTCTATTTTTTTGCTAGTTTATCTTTATTTACGCCTTTTTTAATCACGTAGTCTTGAGTGCCATTAGCACCTGTATTTACTTCAGTTCTTAAATTTT